GTGGTGAGAACTCTGCTGAGTGCAAGGTCTTATAAAGACGTGGGCTTGCAATTAGCATTTGGCGCTGAACACCAGATGGAGTAATAACTGCGATGGTAAAGGCACGCTTATCTTCAGGCTTGCTTCCAAGCTTGGTGCACAATGGGTCGTTAGGTCCGAGTGAGACGTAAGACTTTTTGCCAACAGTCTTCTGTTGTAGGAAGTGCTGCTTGTAGATAGCGAAAGGACCATTTTGGTCGATGAATTTAACTACAGTGAACTCTCCGTCGTTAAATTTAAACTCAGTTGGGTAGTCACCTGATGCGGTTGTCAGCTGTTCTGCTGCTGCCCAACCTGATTGAACTGCATTGCTTGATGGTACTGCTGGACGGTCATCAACACTTGTGGTTGCAAACGCGTCGGTTGTAGTCATGTACTCTTCGGTACGGTCGACTGCCATAGATTTTTCTCCTAGTTTCTGTTGTTTCATCTATTAAGCTCGGCCCTCTTTATAGAGTCCCAAGCCTCAGCTATTGCGTTAGTCAATTGCTGGTTAGGCCATTGTATCCTAGTTTTATCTAGAAGTCCAGCCTTTCCAAACAACTCTACCGCCTTTTCAATCTGAGCCCGCGAGTATAACCTGCGGCCTCTTTGTGTTTCGCCGTTCTTTGTTTCTTTATCAGCCAAACGATATGGCGCCTGTGGGATATAGCCTTCTTTAATCCAGTAACGGATTGTTACAAGGGGTCTACCCAAAGCCTGCGCTAATGCGCCTACCTGATAAAACTCGTGTAGTTCTCCTGATGGTAGTTTCCTGAATACAGCAGTAGTAGTCCAGTCAGAACCATCTTTATTTATTCTTTTATTTTTTTCTTTTGTCTCACGACGTTTCTTTTTGCTGCCTGGATAGTATGTATCCAAGTCAGAAAACATCGCATCAATTTCATCTGACATATTACTTCCCAACGATAAACGCGTAACTCACCTTTGCTGGGAACATGGTATCAATATCTTCTTCAGATAGATGACCGTTATAAAAAGCAGCCATAATCGCTGCCTCATCTAATGTTGGAACCATTTTAATGCAGGTCTCACGGATACCTTTTTTGGTAAGAATGATTTCTGCTGCACTGATATCAAGACTCTTTGACACACGCTTTTGTTTCATGATTTGTTCGTTCTCATCTACAGATAGAACGATGTGTCCTTTTTCATCCTCTGTACCAAACTGTTCAATGTTATCTGTCAGACGCTTTTTAATATCTGACTGACGTTTGGTTAGAAGGTCGACGTTATCTTTCAACGCCTTGAATTGGCGGATGTCTTCTTTGATTGCTTCAATGTCCATAAGTTTCCTAACGTTTAGCTTGTTAGGCAGAACTTAATGGATGACTATGACAGTGTCAAGTTACTTACTGACGATGCGTGCTGCTTCTTTTGCGGTGTAGCTGCGATAGCCAGTCTTCTTCTTGTTCATGCTGCCTGGCTTCTTAAACCCAGTGCCCTTAGGCATGTTGTCCTGTCGCCACTTTAGGGCGGCGGCTATCTTATCTTGGTGTTTCCCCATTTTATTTATCTTCTTTAATATAGTTTTGAAGAGCGCGGATAATAACGCTGGTAACCGTAACCTTCTCAGCTGCAGCTTTTCGTTGCACAGCCGTCCAAAGGTTATCGGACACACGAATAGTACGTGTGGGGGTCTTAGGCGAGTTAGGCATTCTTATAGTGTAAGGGCACCCAACGATAAATGTTGGGTGTACTGGCTCCCCCCCATGGATTCGAACCACAACTGGCGCATCCAGAGTGCGCTGTCCTACCGTTAGACGAGAGGGGAATGGAGCGGTTGACGGGGCTCAAACCCGCGACCTGTACCTTGGCAAGGTACCGCTCTATCAACTGAGCTACAACCGCAAGCGGCTAGTAAGTCTACGAGCAGACTAACCTACCAGCCATGATACATGAGGATTTACACAAGCTCGTTGTCCTCCAGCTGTCCTCGTCAGGAGTCGGTCTTACCGCAACGCAGCCTTAGTACCAAAAATGTCAGGTCGGTTTAAACCACGCCGTAAGGATTAACCGAGTCCCCTGACGAGACCGTCTAAGCGGCTCTAGAAACCCTTAGATACTTGCGTAAACTTCCAACCAATGAGAAGCCATACAAAGTGTTACTCTGCTACCCCA